ATGGCGCTCACCGACAGCTACCTGCGTTCTGTGCTCGGGCGCGAGCATGAAGGGGTATTTGAAAAGACGGACAGGGACGGCCTTTCTGTCCGGGTGTCAAAAAAAGGTAAGGTTGTTTTCCAGATGCGTTACATGTTCGCCGGCAAGCAAAGGCGGGTAGACATAGGAAGCTATCCGTCTCTCGGTTTGCGCGAAGCCCGTGATGAAATACTCAAGATACGGCGTGCGCTTGAGGAGGGAATCGACCCTCAGCTTTATATGGCAGCGCGGTATGAAAAAAACGTCACGGCCATGACGGTTGAGCAGGTGATGAGGGAATGGGACCGTGTTTATGCCCAGGCGAATATAAAAAACTCCCACGGCATACTGCGATCGTTCGAGATTCATGTATTCCCGCGCATAGGCCACCTGCCGCATGACTCTGTCGGCACGCATACATGGATAGAGGTTATTGAGAGTGTTCAGGCGAAGAGACCGGGAATTGCCAGGCGCTTGCTGACTAATGCAAAGCAGGCACACTCATGGGCGCTCAGGAGAAAGATGGTTGAGTATGCGCCGGTGGAATCCCTTAAGCCACACGACTTAGGCATGAAGATAAACGTCACGAAGCGCGTACTGAATGACGATGAAATCAGGGTTCTGTTCGAAACCTTCGAAAATAGCGGTATGCGCAGGAAAAACGCGCTGCTCATGCAGCTTATTCTTTTATTCGGTTGCCGTTCTGGCGAGATGATTCAGAGCAGGCGTGAGCATTTTGATTTTGAAGAGGGCGTGTGGACAGTTCCTCCGGAAAACCACAAAGGCGGCCAGGGCGGAAAGCCATTGAGAAGGCCAATTATCCCGGCGGCTCAGGAGATGATTCAGGAGGCAATGACGCTCAGCTCGCATAAAGATTTTATCTTTCAGAGCGCGCTGGCTAAAGACAGGGAAAGGGCGCTCAACAGCTCATCAGCATTAGGATTGCCGAAAACCGTCATGGCTTATTACCAGCGAACCAGGGGCGAAATAATGCCTCACTGGTCTGTCCATGACTTAAGGAGAACGGCGAGGACGCGGTGGGCTTCCATTGCGCCACCGCATGTCTGCGAGGTGATGCTGGGGCATGCATTGCCAGGCATATGGGCGGTATACGATCACAATGATTACCTTGATGAGCAGAGGAAAGCATATACCGCATGGTGGGCGCTGGTGATGAAGATAGTGAATGGTGAGTCGAAAGTACGCTCAATCGTGACAATGTAACTTACCAAACTTTTCTATCTCGCTTTTCAGGAACAGGCCGTGATGTGCAGGGTCGGGAAATCCGCACATGCGCTTTTCACCGGTACGGCGGTCACGGCTGTTCCAGTTGCGGATAGTTTTCACCGACCGGCGGAAGAATGCGGCCGTTTCCTCAAATGTCATGTATGGGGATTCCATATCTACTCCTCAGGTGGCTTACTGCGTTTGAATGCGTAAATGAGAGCGATGAGAAGGGCGATTGATATTATGTCGCCCGGGTCGGAGGTGATGGTGAGGTTCATTCACTCAATAATTCCTTCATGCGCTTATATGTCTTTGGTGCTCTTTTGTCGGGGTTAGACAGTTCTTCCCTCAGCAATCCTGTTATCTCATCCCAGTGGTCGAGCAGGGGTTTAAACTCAGGAACCTTTTTTCCGATAGTTTCGAAGTGGTCCAGAATTTCCGGTAATTCATCAACAAGCTTCATGCACCGGTTAAGGTCGGCGGGGTCAGATGGCGCGCCAAAGTGAGAGTGATAGAAGTTCTTTTTCATCCCCAATGCTATTGATGCCATAGTTGCAGAACTGACACCAACGCGGCCCTTTGATTGCCACTCCAAAACTTTCATTGCTAAATCAGACATAACAACTCCTCACGCAGAGCGCGATAAAGGTTAATGGGGTGGGGTTATTTATTCAGGTGAGAAATGATGCGCTTGCCAATCCAGGCCATTACCGGAACTGCCATGGAATTACCGATCGCTTTGTAGCGTTGTCCATCTGGACAGTCTTCAGCATCTTTTCCTTTCCATGGGATTGCAGTGTGATTGTCAGGGAATCCCTGAAGGCGCTCACATTCAATAGGGGTTAGTCTGCGAACAGCGAAATTTGCAGTAACGGCGTCTGCTACAGATCTGCTATCAAGAGTGAATCCAACTTCCTCCTGCCAACCTTTACCTTGTGGCCCGGCTTCGTTTTTTCTTCCGATTTGCGCATGTTGAAGGCAGTACGCAATGGCAGGTGGGCATCCAGCATTGGCATGACTGGTATGATGACCGCCAGCACGTAATGTGGGTGAAATTTCTAATGAAGCATCTTGACCGTTATCTTTTGATGAAAAAGATAAAATCGCATTTTCACCACCATTATTCCTGCCGATCGCATGAGCCAGTTCGGTATTAACATTTGGATCTTGCGTGCCATGGACGCTCATTACCGCTAAATCAGTTGCATCCTTATAATCCCTGGCTTTTACTGTTGATGCTGAGTCGTCATCTGCATATTCACCGAATGCTGTCATTCGATATGCACCGACGACACCACTGCCTCTCTGAGAGAAAAGCTCTTGATTGCTCGCCCCTATGCCACCTGTGTTATTTGACTGATTGAGGGTTGGGTGAGGATTTTCTGGTCCATCCCAGTGGCTACCATTTTTAAAGCTTTCTCCAGCATCGGAGGGAGTGACTTTTCTCTGGTTTCTGCCCGGCGCAATATCCCTGCGCAAGCCGTCTGACTCAAAAAGAATTTTTCCGGGATTGACGTCTGCTCGAGCACTTGCGACAACAAACACACGTCTGCGTCGTTGGGCCACTCCGAAATATTGGGCATCAAGGACCCGCCACGCGATTGACCTTTTGGGTCCAGACACATAACCAGCGTTCGACCATTTCCTCCCTGGTGGTTCCAACTCACAGTCTTCGCCGGCAAGGAGGCCAAGAAACGCACCGAAGGCGTTATCTTTGGACGACAGGACGCCGGGCACGTTTTCCCAGACGATAATTGATGGTTTTTTTCCTTCGCTGATTCGCTGCTCGTCGATTGCATCTGCTAATTCTCCGTATGAAATTGTTAACTGGCCTCGTTCATCTCCAAGGCCCTTACGTGCTCCGGCTACAGAAAACGCCTGGCACGGCGTACCGCCAACAAGGATGTCGGGCGCTTCCACTTCACCAGACCTAACCATGGTTGCGAGCTTTGTCATGTCGCCAAGATTGGAAACATGCGGCCAGTGATGGGCGAGAACGGCAGAGGGGAAGTCAGGCCCTTTTTTGTAATTGTGCTCTGGGTCAAACTGAGAGAACCATGCAGGCTCAAGCCCGAGCGGCTCCCAGGCTACACTGGCTGCTTCTATTCCGCTGCAAACCGAACCGTAGGATAGTTTCACGCTACCCTCCGGTGCTGCTTAGCGCGCTCAACCTTCTCAAAGTCCTGACAGCACTCTGGCGAGCAAAAGAATCCGGTCGATACCTTCTCTTCGCAGTAATGGCACTCACCTGTGAATTGCATCTGAGGCTTATTGCGATTGGCTAATGCCAGGTCAATCATGTGCTGCGTGTGTTCGGCATCTTCGTCGAGAATATCTGCGGACATAGTGGTTACTCCTGAATTTGGGCATAAAAAAACCTGCCGGAGCAGGTTGGTTGTTAGGGGGTGGTTGGTTTTCGGTAGAGTGGCAGCGTGCATGCCAGGCTTTGATTTTTTCTTGCCAGAATGTGGTCAGCTACAGTATCAACATCTGTTTTATTAGCCCAAATCGCTGGCTCACTAAACGCCTGCCGATAAGCCAGAATCTCCCGCGCCATGATTGATGTCTGGAATTGAACATCAGAGCCTTCATCTTCTCTAGCTATTTCATTAAGCTCTTCATCACTAATCATCCTGACCTCCCGGCGCTGCTGGCAGTGGCATCCAGTGGGTTATTTCTTTGGGTTTCATGTTTCCATAAGTGCTGAAAGTACACCAAAACTCCTCTCTTTTCCCATTTGGTATGCCAGCAATGCAATCAATAGCGGTAACGAAGTGACCATCCGTAGCCAGAACTTCTATGGATTTGTATGCTCTGACTTCATCGATATCTATAGGCATGCGCTCACTACACTTCACCCACCCATCGCTTACAGGCTGTTCGGTGGCGTTAAGGCGCTGGACTTCTGTCTCTGCCGCTTTTAATCGCTGCTCCAGTGCACTATATGCTTCGGCAATGGCGAGAATGGTTTCAGGGTTTGCAGCGGCCATATATTTTGCGAGCTGGATATTTGCAGCGCACCCGATAAATGCCTCCTCTGTGTCGTCGGGTAAGGCGTCATTATCGATTGCAGTCACTTCCTCATCTGCGTTAAGAAACCATTTTTTAGAGCTGATTTCTTTCGCCATACCAGCCAACTCTTGCAACTTAATCATGATTTCACCTCGTACCCTGCTGCGCGGATTGCTTCAATGTCGGCATTCCTGACATTGCACATGACGTTCATTTCCTCCTCCGTGTAACCAAATAATATCAGAGGTGGCAACTCCACCGGGAGCAAAAGCTGATCGGGCGGGGTGGTGTAGAGAATTCGCCGGCTGTCTGATGGCTCATTACTGAAGTAATCAGGGTTACAGTCTGCCCATTCGATATACCCATCCTTATCAGGATTGTTTACGATGAATTGATAGACAGGCTCAGCCGTAAGTGCCGCGAGTGCTACTTTCTGTAATTCCAGGTTTTGATGAATCTCGACAGCCTCATCTTGCTCACAGTGCTTAAGTGCAACGATAAGCGTGTCTATGTTGTCTTTGCATTGCTCAATCAGCGCCTGCACATCACCATCAACTGGATTTGGGGAATTAGTTTTCATGGTTTGTCCTTTTTAACATTTCGCCATGACCCATGGCACTCAATGACGATCTCATCGTAAACAGCCATGGCTTCATCCCTAGCAAGGCCAAGCTGGTTGACCATAAAGTTAATTACCTCGTCACCAGACTTTCTGAAAATTATCTGCTGACGAACTAACTTAACGTCTTCATCGAGTAGCTTTCCTTCTTTTAGAAGCTTGTTCTTCATGCTGCATTTTCCTTTTCAAAAGTTACGTCGTCTTCGACGTTCTGAAACGGTTCACATGAGGATACGCATCCATCTCCGTCATCAGCGTTGGATTTAGTCAGATAAATAAGACGCTGTTTATCCTGGAGTTGAGCATCCTGGATAAGTTGGTCTGTATTCCTCTTTCCGCGCCACCACGTATGACCATCCCTGGCTTTAACCATCCCGTGATGTATCTCCATATCACGATTCCATGCAAACCATTCAGGATGCTCATGAGCAATTAAATAAAGTTTTGCGTTACTTTTTTTAAAACAGGTTAAGCAGTTGCCGTAATGAGACGGGATATTCAATTTGAATGGCATTGCATCCCAAAAATCATTTACATCCTGCTTATCAAAAGAGCCCCAGTGACATAATGGATATACCAGGTTATATCGCTTGGTGGACGCCTTATCCATTGAAGCGCGATCGGGTTCATCAGCGCGCATACCTATTGCGGTTTTGGCAGACCAGCCATGCCTGGCTAGGTTGTTAGCACGCATCCATGATCTGATTGTTTGGGTCTTTAAATAATCACTGCATTTCTGCCGGGATACGTTTGGTATTCCTTCTAGACTTATCAGTTGTTCAAATGGCTCTCCGTTCCTTGACGCTGTAGCAAATGTCACTATTCGGTGTGACATTCCAACGCCGTGCTCAGGGCTTGTTATGCCTTCAAGCCAAACCAGATTAAGGCCAAAAAGTTTATCAACCCTGTCAGCAAAAATTAAAGTTTCAGGATGTTCGCGGCCCGTGTTAGCAAAAACAAAGTGAAAGTCGTAAGCATCCGAGTAGTTTTGCAAAAGGAAATCGCACAGGAACGCCGATGACTGACCTCCTGAAAAACTGACAACCATTGGCTCCTTCATATCAACCCGCCTTATCCGCAGTGTCATGGGTGCCGGAGCGGAGGCTTGACACCAACTCTTGCCCTTGAGCTTCAACAATATCCGCATAGTCATAAGCGCCAGCGCCAGATTCGCGCATTTTAAGAACGATGTCAGATGTGAAACCTTCAACCGTATCTGCCCGCACCGAGTTCAGATAAGCGGTATCAATTTCAGGCTCTTGGTCATTAGTTAGGCGAACATCGACACACTCAGAATCAACCCAGCACCCTTCGTCATGATCGAAACGTTCGCAGCAAAACTCTCCATCGCTATCAAGCGTTGGTATTGTGTAACTGTCGAGCGGGCCGCCGTATGTCGGCACCATGCCGTCAGATGGGTGCTCAATCCACATGAAAAACGGGCGTCTTGTTATCGGGCATATTTCAGGCTTCCATTGCGCTGAATTGTCCAGCGCATCCAGCTTATCCTGCAATGCGGCGTAGTCGTCGTATTTGACGTAGTCACCCTTGTCACTGACAAACAGGCCTTGACCAAACTTCTCTGCAAATGACCACATGTATCGCTTAATCATTTCCCTTCTCCTGAATCCGCTACAGACACCACGACAAGCTCATCGTTATCGAATGACTCTTGCTTATCGTTGATGTAACAAAGCACCTTATTGGCAAGATGCCTGACGTTGGTAACCATGGCTAACTGCTCATCGGCTAATACGATGAACATGAAGCTGTTGAGGCGATATGCCGGTATGCGGCATTGCCTTCGGTGAAGTGTTTGCATGGGAGTGTGTCCGGTTAGTCGCCCTGATAGCGGCGTTCAGCCCAGTATGGATAGACCTGATTGCGATCTGCCTTAGCATCATCTTTATTGCTCTGGCGATGTAATTCCGCTTTCCGTGCGTTCTCGTTGTTTTCCGCTATCTGGCGCTCCATCGACTTAAGCATCCATGCATCACGCTCTTCCTGTGTTTCCCTGGTGCTGAACAGCACCTTAACCTTGCGCTTATCCTCGTATTCCCTGATGACATCCGCTGTCATTGCATAGAGCCTGTCGAGCTTTGCTCTGTCTTCAGGGCGCAGAGAATCCGCCGGGGTTCCGGTGCTGTTCATTTGGCGAGCCTTAGTTATTGGTCAGAAAGGGATGTCGGTGTCGTACTCTTGTTGAGTGCTGGCTTGTCGTTGTTGCGTGTGCTGTTGCTGAGGTTGGCCGCCAGTATATTTAGGCGGCAGGTCGATATCGCTCACCAGAATGGTCGGGGCCTGCACTTTAGTGCCGTCATCCTTTTGCCATTCTTCGGTAACAAAAGCGCCTGTTACTGTGACTTTCGCGCCTTTGATGATTGCCACGCTCAGCTTTTCAGCCATAGCGCCGAACATCTTGCACTGTAGCCAGGATGTTTTTTCATTATCGCCATAACCTGATTTGGCCGGGAGGGAGAACGTGGCGATGTGCTTGCCATTGGGGGTGACTCGCAGTATGGCATCCTTGCCAACGTTGCCAGAGATTGTGATCGTGTTGATTGCCATTATGCGGTAGCTCCTTCAAGCTCTGATTTTTTTAGTTCGTATACTTCTTTTGCTTTTTCCTGCTCGGGAAGGCCGTCGAGCATCTGCCAGGCCCTTGCAAACGCCGTCTTAAGCTCAGGTAGGGTGGTTTTTAAATGTGCTGCTTCTGTGAATGACTTGAGCACAGCAGCAGGTGATGGCGACTGCTTCTGTTGAGGCGCTACCTGATGCACTTCCGAATCCGCATCAATCGCGGTCTCTTCCGTCGGAATGCAGAACGCCTGGAAAGCCGCGTACTTGTAGGCGATAGACATGGCTTTATTTGTCGCCTTGTCGCCACTGTCCATTGCTTCTCCGTAAGTTGTGACGGTATGAACACTGCCATCTTCGGTACTGACGAAATCGAACTCAGCCCGCACTGTGATGTAAAACAGCGCACCACCGTTTTTGCTTGTGCGCTCACATGAAGTGCGTTCGGTGCAGCGAGGAAGAATTAGTAGCTTGTGCTTCACCAACGCTGGCGCTAATGCGTTGTAAACCGCATCAATACCACGGAAGGCATAATTAACCTGACTGCCTTGCTGGCGGTTTTTCTGAATTCCCTTTTCGGCTAGCTCAGCCGCTACAGCGCTGATTGCCTTGTAAACCTGTTTAACTTCCACTGATCACCTCAGAACGGGCATGGCCCGAGGAAATATTTACTGTTAAAGCGCTCACACCACGCCAGGCTAAGCGATGCGCGCATTGACTTACGGTTACCCTTGCGGCGGTGATAAAGCGCGTCCATGACGTAGCCACGGCGTTTAACGCGGCTCTCTTCAGTTGTGGTTGCGAGGCTCATTCTTTACTCCGGGGCGTGCCATTTCGAATAGTGCTCTGATGAAGTCGTAATCCTTCAGGCGTTCGCGATCTGCTTCTTCCTTACGCTGGCGCTCCAGAGCTTCCTGCTCACGGCGATATTGTTCGGTTGGCGATATCATGGCTGGCCTTCCTGCGTGATGACCTGCACCAGGCGCTCCCAAAGCTGCTGTAAGCGGCTCTTTGGCTGCCAGTGCATAACGTCGGAGCCAGTCAGGCGAAAGTGATTTAAAGAAGCTGGAGCGGTGTGCTTTGGGCAGCCCGATGCCGCCCCTGCGAACATTAGTTCTTGCATGGGATACCTCATGAATTAGTTGGTTAAACCGGTAAAAAGAAAGGGGCCATTGCGGCCCCTGGTGGGTACTTCTTTTTTACTGTCTTAGCCCCTCTAAAGGCGTTGGTGCGTAGCACCTCAAAGCCGTCTAAGCAGACAGCTTTACGGTGTCACTCAGTTGGTGGTTCAGGCAGGGGCATCCAGTGTGTCACTCTGTGCCAGATGCCTTCACTTACTTCAAATCGCGGCTGACGACCTTTTTCAGTCTTTGCATAAGTATTGATACGATAACTGCAGTTTCTTATGGCCCAGCCATTCCATCCGATTACGCTTTCACCAACTTCAGGCATCCGCTCACTGCATTTAATCCATTCCATCCTCTCTCTCCTGTAGTAGTTACTGGCCCAGCGCCTTAGCAATGGCAGCATTTGATGCATCCAAGACAGCGCGAATAATTCCGCTACCGTCATTGGCGTTTTTTTCGATATAAAGAGTGGTTGCTTGAAGCATGTTAAGCAGGTCAGGCACTGCACAAATCAAGTCAGCGCGCTCTCTGGTTGTTGCCACGGCTACTAAATGGCCTTCTGAACTGAACACATCGAACCGTCCCGGGCTGGTCTGATGGTCAACATGAACTGACCAAGGCGTTTTTAAATCACTCATACAACCCCCTAAACAAACGCATAAACACACACTCCCATAACCGTAAAGACTGCCCAGCCTAACCAATAATTTTTGGTGGATATCATGGGAGTGCTCCAGTAAAAAAGGCCGCCTTAGCGACCTGCTAATTTCCCGATAGGGCTTTTGCTGCCTCAAGAACGGTTTCACATCCGATCAATGGTTTTGTGAAGTTATCTGCCATCTGCTGGTCTGCTGAATCGAAAAGGTTGTCCCGTTGCATTTCGCCATCTTCACCAGAAAAGCAGGGGCCAAGCGAAAGCTCAGCACCTTCTATGCGAACTGAAAAACTGACCTTTGGGTTGTCATCATCGTCATAATCTTTGGTTACCAGAACCTGACGCCCGTTCGACTCAAAAAGTTTTGCCCATATTTCCATAACTACCTCGCGGTGATTGATTTGGTATTGCGATACCCAGCTGCGTATTTCGCAACCTCTGGCAAACAAGCTGACCCACTCTCATGCTTACTACGCAGAGAAGGGGAGTTAATTGCGCGGGATACTGTCAGGCTGCATCCGGTGCTCGCTACTGCGATTTTTCGTGCCAGGCGTGCATCTGCTTCCATCTGCTCACGCTTAGCTGCTCTGCGTGCTCTGTAGCGCGCCTTGGCGTTATCCTTTGCCAGATAAGTGATGACTACTGTCATAAGTACCTCCGGTAATTGGCTTAGGTGATTGGATGGCCGGTGCTGATCTCCGGCTTACTGGCAGCTACCCTCCAGTGCGTACCGTGGTTCACTTGTGGCACGTGCGCCTAACGCGGAGTTATGCCTATAAACAGGCCCCTCGATCGTTCACGCTGCGCATCAGCCTGCGCATTCATCCAATCCCAAAGCCAACTGCACTTTGGTTTCCTCCTGTAAGAGAGGAACATTCCCATCAATGTTAAAGAGCGCCGACATCCTGTCGTTTGTTGCTGTGCTTCGTGCTGATGGAATTAACTGTACAGGCAAAACTGTAATGAGTAAACAGGATTAACTGTAATTTTCCCTGTAATGGTTGTATGCGCATGAGTTTCAACAGAAAATAATTTTATTTGGATACAAAAAAGCCCACAAAAGTGGGCTAATTTGAAAGAGGAGGAGGTTATCTGGAGCGGTGGCGGGTTACTGCATACCAAAAAACAAACCCAACTAAGCGGATTTTATTTGATTCTTCCCCGTGGTAATACTCGTCTGGGTACTCATCTGTATTGAACGATCTCAACCTTATACCTCCACCCGGTAACCTATAGAGAATCTTAACTCTTGCCATGCCTTCATGGTCGATGGCATATATCTCACCATCTTTAATCTCATTGGCGCTCGTATCAATAGCCACTGTGGCCCCATCAGGAAGGACGGGGTCCATACTGTTTCCCCAGACTGTCATGCATGCTGCATCTTCTGGCCGAACACCCATTTTTCTCAGGCTGCTTCGTGAGAACTTTAATTTGCGCCCGTCACTGTCTAGCTCTACCACTCGACCATCACCTGCTGCAAGTTGAGCCTCTTTAAAGAACGGGAGATAAACATCATCCTCGGTCTCGTTTGGCTCTTCATCATCCCACGTAGATATACCTTCTAAGAGGTTAGCGTTGGATTCTTGCACTCCGGTTTTCAGCCACTGCGGTGAGCACTGAAGTGCGACAGAAAGCTCAAATAGTTTTCGTGGATTCTGAGTCTGGCCTTTCTCTATATCGGCGATTGATTGTTGTTTTATGCCAACCATATCAGCTAATTCAGTTTGAGTTAAGCCAAGCGTCTCACGGCGTGATCTTACTCTGTCTGCGAGGCTCATAGCCCTCTCCTGGTGATTAAAAATTGCCCGCGCATATTCACAGTAAATACTGTATTTGACAAACAGGCTAAACTGTAGTGAAATACAGATAAAACTGTAGGAGAACGGTATGAAACAGGAAAACACCATCTCCCAGCGAGTAAAGCAGCGACGTACTGAAATTGGACTTACTCAGTCCGAAGTCGCAGAACTGGCAGGGATTACCCAGCAGTCATTTCAGCAAATCGAAGCTGGCGAAACTAAACGCCCTCGCCATTTGTTGGAAATTGCACAAGCACTTAAATGTTCCGCTGGCTGGTTAATGTTCGGGAATGAACCTAAGTCAGCAGCATAAGCAACACCGCTCTTTAAAACTCTGAAACCGCTCCCGCCTGACAGTGGGGCAAAACCCAAGTGACTTGCTCACCGCAATGTCACGCAATCATTTACCTACAAGGAAATTATTAATCATGGAACAAGCAAGAAACAGCAAGTTGATCAACGAAGTAGAAACAGAGTTACGTAGTCGCCTTACACACAAAGGTCAGCGCGTTCTGGCTGATGAAGCCGGATGGCATGAATCGAAAGTAAGCCGGTTAAACCTGCGCGATATGGCGACGGTTTTCGTGCTGCTTGAGAAGGTGTGGGAAACGAGCCTAATTGCAGAAGTAGCCCGCCAGGCGGTAGCTGCTGCGATGGGAAAAGAAAAAGCCTCAAGTTGCGCGAACAACTTTGAGGCCTGATGCGAAATGACTGGATCAATTCACAGGAGTAATTATGCCAAAGAAACACGTTGTGTACCAGGCGGATTTACACAAAAACATTACCCGATCCCGATATTTGCGCTCATGTAATCCGATTCTGGCTGAGAAGCTGAGAGCAATACTGGAAGAGCACAAGGTGAAGGAGAAGGGCAAATGAGTGTTGTACGTAACCTATCAGATTATCGCCCTTCTACGGAGGGTATGGAGCGTCGCGTGGCTCAACTGGAAGATGGATTCACCCGTCTTGCCAATGCGCTGTATGACGAGCTTATCGGTGCTGATTTAACGAAGAATCAGAGCAAGGTAGCACATGCCATCTGCCGTAAAACATATGGCTTTGGCAAGAAGATGGACCGCATTGCCGACAGCCAGCTTGCAGAGTTGACAAGGCTTCCCCGCCAGAAAGTTAACAAGGCCAAGAATGAGCTTATCGAGATGAAAGTCATCATCCGCGACGGCAACAAGATTGGCCCAAACAAAGAGGTTTCGGAGTGGTGTGTGACCGGGTGTCACTACTCTGGTGATAATGTCACTGCATTGGTGACAAAAAGTGTCACCAAAACGGTTACAGGGTTGTCACCAAAACAGAGTCACACAAAAGAAACTATTCAAAAGAAAAAAGAAACCCCTATATCCCCACAGGGGAATTCATCGGTTTCTGAAGATAAACCAAAGCGCCAGGCAGTCAGCAAATACCACTTTGACCGTGACCGCCTGAAAGAAACATGGAACCGCAAAGCAGAAACATTCGGCCTGCCGAAAATCCTCAGCATCAGCGCTACCACCGAGAAGGGCATTAAGCGTCTGTACGATTCCCATCTGAAGCACTGCAAAGAGACCGGGCGACCCAGCCAACAGATTGACACCTTCGTGAATGGCTACATCGAGTTTGGCTACCAGCCTTCTGAGTGGGCCTGCGGTGCTAACCCTGGCGGAAAGCGTTACGGCATCGACACAGCGCTGACCCAGAAGAAAATCGACGAAATCATCAGCCAGGAGGCCTGAAGTGGAAAGTTTAGATTTCGAGCAGCAACTGGTTGGATCGATGATGGTCAAGGGCGATCACATCGACTGCCGCGATATCGCCGCAAAGCTTCCCGCTGAGGCGTTCGCCAATCATCACCTTCGCCAGATTTACACGGTCATCTGCCGGTTCATCGATAAGTGCGAACCGATTGACCCGTTCACCGTGGGCGCTGCGGTGCCGGAAGAAACGCGCGATCATGTCATGACTGTTGGCTTCAAGTGCAAGACAGCGGCAAACATCAAGGCGTGGGCCAAGTTAGTACGTCAGTGCTGGATGCTCCGCAAAGGCGCTGCGGACCTGACGAAAGCGGCTGAGATGCTCGCTAATGCCAACACGCAGAACATCAACGAGAGCATTGCCGAAGTGACCGGCATCATCTCGAAACTCCAGTTCGAAACCACCGACCGTCTGCCGCGGCGAATTGGCGATATGCTTACGGACTATATGCAGGTGCTTGAAAAGCGCATGGAAGGCCATGAGTCTGGCCTCTACCTCAAGACCGGTATTGAGGCGATGGATGAAGCTTATGGCGGATTCGACCGCACCGACCTGATAGTTATCGCTGGACGCCCAGGCATGGGTAAGACAGAACTGGCAATCAACATCGGCAACTCAATCGGACGGCAGAAGGGCAAAGGCCTGATGATTTCGATGGAGATGTCAGACATGCAGGTGGTTGAGCGTTTCGTCGCTGACCGTGGCGGCATCTCTCTCGGCTCGCTGCGCAACCCACTGGATATGATTGACGAGCAGTACACGCGCCTCACTAACGCCTCTTCGCAGCTTCAAAACGAAGATAACTACGTTCTGGATGAAACCCTCAGCGTTGATGAAATTATCGCCCACGCCGAGCGCATGAACATGGATGGGGGCCTGAGCTTCGTGTCTATCGACTACCTCGGCCTCATGAAGAAGCCCAAAGCAGAACGTAACGACCTGGCAATTGCCGAAATAACCCGCAAGCTGAAGCAGTTCTGTCTGCGCAACAAAGTGCCAGTCATCCTCCTTTCACAGCTTAACCGCGGCGTTGAAACCAGAGCAGACAGGCGGCCTACGATGTCAGACCTACGTGAATCCGGTGCCATTGAGCAGGATGCTGACGTGATTATCTTCCCTTACAGGGATGAGGTTTATCACGAAAACAGCGACATGAAGGGCATCGCAGAAATCATCGTCGGAAAATACCGCTCGGGTCAGCCTCAGACGTTCTATATGGGCTGGAAAAATGGTCACTTCGTTAACATCGACCAGAGTCACGCGGCGCAGCAGTATTCTGACAACAAAAACAAAGAGCAGCCTGCCAATGACTGGCGCTATGGAGGTTGATCATGCACATGAACACACGCCAGCAGCCGGTTAAACCAAAGAGAGGGGGAGGGTTTTAGGATGGCATTCACACATACAGGACGAGTTTACAATCGGCTATCAAAACGTGGTCGATTAGTGAAGATACGTGAAACAAAAATGTTCTGGATATCTGAGAGCGGGGAAAAATTCAGAAAGGGAAGTGGAACACGCACTAACGACGGACCATTTTCAACAACCATTCTCGACTTACGCTCAGTGAAGGCTCTGGAGGACTCATGCGCCAACTAACCGCCAGTGAAGCAAGCAACGATGAGATGGAGCGGCAGAGAGAAGCGTTTAACGCATGGTTTAAATCCTCATACCACCCAGATAGAACCGGACCATACCTGAAAGACATCATGTTTTTCACATGGCAGGCAGCATTGAAAAGCAAGCAGGGGGAAGTATGACAGAGCATGGACTTAAAATTTTACCCGAGCATTACGAACCGGTGGAGCTTGGCATCAAACGGGCTGAACTCCGTAAGAATGACCGTGACTACAAACAAGGTGACATTCTCAATCTATGCGAATGGGATGGGGATAACTTCACTGGCCGATTTGCTATAAGGGAAATTTCGCATGTGGCGGATGTTTTCGCTTATCTTCCTGGCTACGTCCTGCTAAGTCTTGAAGATGCGGGGCCGGCTCACGATGATTTAATGTGGTGAGGTAAACATGAACAACGTCATCCCACTCCGACCCGACCCACTCCGCAATCTCTACGAACTCATCGATAAACTAAACGACACCGAACTGACGATATCTCAGCAGTCAATCACTGATGAGGCTTTAGCGTTGGTGCAGAAGATGATTGAGGCCAGCCATGCAAATCGAGCTGATCAAATCGGCAGGGGGGATTTTCACCCCAGCGCTTGAGTCTGACATACCCCGCCTTACCAGATTCAAGAACGGCGAGCAATACACAGCCGAAATCAAACTGACCCGCAATCCCGCATTTCATCGGAAAGCCTTTGCATTCTTCAACTTCTGTTTTCAGCACTGGGCTGCTGACCGGGCAGGGCTTGAGCATGCCGATGAAACAACACAGTTCAACCGGTTCCGCAAAGACCTCACCATCCTGGCTGGTCATTACGACATGGTGACGAACATACGCGGCGAGGTGAGGGCAGAGGCAAAAAGTCTGGCTTATTCAAACATGGAGCAGGAGGAATTCGAGCGCTGTTATTCGTCGCTAATCAACGCGGCCATAAAGCACGTATTCGCCGGCACCAAAGACCAGAACATCATCAACCAACTTTATTCGTACTTTTAGGAGTGCAGCATGAGAACCCGCTGGACCAGAGAGAAAACACAAAAGCTCATCGAGCTATTCCCGTGCATGACCAACAGGCAAATAGGCGCAAGGTTGCGAATCGCGCATGAATCAGTAAGCAGCAAAGCGCAGCAGTTAGGCCTGAGTAAATCACCAGAGCATCTGGCGAAGGTGAGAACCAAAGCGCTATCAAAGCGAAAAGGGAGAAAACAATGCGACTCACGCCTTTCACCCACGAACCTGTAGATACCGAAACCGCCGAAGAACTCCTTTCCCGATACAAACTCCGAAACATCAAGGCAACCAAAACCCTCGCATTCGATCCGCGCCTGTGGATTGTCACGGCGTTGTTGCCAGAGTACAGGGAGGACCAATACCAACTAGGCAGTATAAAAACCCAATGTGGAGCAGGTTATGAAACTCACACCAAAGCAGCGGGCAGTGCTGCGCATGAAGTTTGGCGGTAGGTGCGCTTATTGTGGTTGCGAACTCCCTGAAAAAGGCTGGCACGCTGACCACGTAGAGGCGGTTTTGAGAAAGTGGAGGTTTGGTAAAGACCTGCAAACCATTTCCACTGGAGAGCACTGGAGGCCGGAGTATGACGTAATGGAAAACCTCTTCCCCGCTTGCGCACCTTGCAATCTGTTTAAAGCTACCTTCCCCGTTGAGGAATTCAGAGAGCAAGTTTCAGAACAAGTTGCCAGGGCTCGACAGTACAGCGTCAATTTCCGGACAGCGGAAAGATTTTCTCAGATAAAAGTCACTCAGACGCCAATCGTTTTCTGGTTTGAGCGCTATCTGGAGTCAGAAAATGCCGCATGACCGCTGCTGCCGATGTCACACCACTCTCACCTCAGAGGATAAATATCACTACGGCGCTAACTGCAACCAGTGTGAATGCGATATCGAATGGGAGAGCCATGAGCGACACAACCCAATCAAGTCAGCCTACTGGCGATGGCGCGCAATCTGCTACTGCCTGCGTTGGCTGTGGAATAAGCCTCAAACCGTTCGAGGTCTACGCCTGCACCGATTGCCTCAACTTCTGGCTGATGTCAGATCCAAACGGGCTAATGGGAGACGATGATGAGTAAATTACGCAATGAAGCGCGGGGCAGGGAATGCCAGGTCAGGCTGCCGGGAGTGTGCAATGGCAATCCTGAAACAGTGGTGCTCGCGCATTACCGCATGGTTGGAATATGCGGAGCTGGAATGAAGCCAGACGATTTATTTGGCGCATGGGCCTGCTCATCATGCCATGACGAGATAGACCGGCGTACAAGGCGTTGCGAAGTCACAGAAGCGCGCACAGCTCACCTGGAAGGAGTTATTCGCACACAGGATGCTCTGCTGCGGGAAGGAAAGGTGAAACGATGAACGAATACCGAATAGAGCTACCATGGCCGCCCGGAAACAATCACCTCTTCTCTGTGTTTCGCGGTCGAAAGATAAAAAGCAAAAAGGGAAGGGAATACACCTCAGTAGTAGCCAGACAAATCGCAGAATCAAACCAGCAATACAATCTCACCGGCAAGCTCAAAGTAAAAATCAACGCATATCCACCTACACGCGCCCGGCGTGACCTCGACAACCTTTTTAAAGCACCTCTGGACTCATTAACCCAGGCGGGCGTCATTGCAGACGACAGCCTGATTGATGACGTGCGCATGGTTCGCTGCGAAGTGGTTAAAGGTGGGCGGCTGGAAGTGATCATTACCGAGATGGAGGCAGCATGACCGAATACCTCAAAGCCAAATGGCGACGGCTTCGCATCATGAAAATGCGCGGCATGGCTGAGATTAATTACCGATTAATACGAATTGAACTGAAACTATCGGGAGGGAGAGATGCGAATAGAGCGTGATTATCAGCAAATCGTGAGGCTCTCAGGTGTTCGTAGCGCTGCCGATATGCGCAGGCTGTTCGGTAATGGCTGGAAGACGATCAATCGCTCACAGCAGGCCTGGGTAAGACACTTACTCACTGTATGGGGTGATCACCTCGGCGGTGAAGATTACGACCTTGGAGAGGTTAATGTCATCGGCCGGCTGATGATGCGCTGTGAATGGAGCGAGCAGAAGGCAAAGCAGATTGAGAAAATTGTGTCACAGCTTCACTGCGAAGGATTGCGGGGAGATGAGCTATTCCGCAAAGCGCGAGACCTGCTGATACCTCAGTCATCAACGGCAAACATCATCTCTCTCGCCAAAGAATCAGATGATGCCGCCTTTGTTGAATCTGTCATGGTAAAGACGTTCGGTAAAGATAACCCGCTTCGTAATGTAGCCAGATTACGCTACTGCAAGCGCAAGAGCGTGCAAAATATAGGTGCCTCGCTGATTTATTATTGCCACATAACCTCAAAGGAGGCCAGAAACAGAATGGAATGGGCTATGGATATCCTTGAGGGAGAAATGTATTACGCAATAAAACGGGAAATGGAGAAGGAGATTCCTAAAATAGCGGCATAATTAGAAATTAAGCACGAAATGCTAAAGACAAAGGGCAAGCAACCTGGCATATTTGTGACATGCTCGGGAAGTGAAGCGAACAGAGCTTTAACTTAACCGGACAGTTGCATAAATGTGGATGCCAAGAAGCCTCGTAGCCTCACCAGCTAACGGGGCTTTTTTATTTGCCATACATAATTCGCTCTGGGCAGATATGCCGGGCAATTAATCGCGTTCGCGTCAGAGCATCTAATTAAAAAGACCAGCCATAGAGCTGGTTTTTCCGTTTTCGCCCCTGCCAATCAATGCGACCTCACGGATTTCCCTAAGTGGCAAGCGGGCGTCTTTTTCACAGTGCAGAGCCGGACACATCCGGGACCGCCGGAGACGGCTATGGATTTAGAAATTACCAAAGAGTTCTTCATTGGTGCGGGTAGCTCACTTGCTGCCTGCGCTGCCGGACTTGTTGCGTTCTCCAGATACTGGATAAGCGGCAAGGCCAGTAACGCTAATGACCGCTCTCAAATCAATATGCTCCAGTTCCTGACTGACCAGATAAAAATATTCAAGGAAGAAAACAAAGAGCTAAGAGATGAGATAGAGCAGCGTGACGAGACGATCCGGAAATACTGGGCTGAGATATCAGAAACCAAAACATCACTACGTCTCATCACCGAGTCACAGCGCCACCTTGAAAAGCAAAACGCCACGTTAGAGGCACAAGTGAAGGAGTTAACGACTTCTAACCTTGAGATGTTGAAGCAGCTAACTGAAATGCGTGAATCATTGAGGGTTCCGCGATGAATGAATTACCCGAAGAAGAGAAAATCCAGTGGAGAACAGTACTGGTTATTTTTCTTTTCTCAGTAGCTATTTTTCTGGGTGGAATGTCATCCGGTTATTTTCTTTTCCGTTCTGAGTATCTCCCTAAAGCCGAAAGACGTGATCAGGTGGTTAACGAAATCAGGCAGAAGGTCGATCAGCTACCACAACAAATTAACCGCGATATCAAAGAGGATGAGAAGCGATGAGCCAGATTATTCAAATCCTCAACTTTGAAGAGGGTTATAAAACCAGTCCTTATCGCGACACTGAAGGTTATCCGACTGTGGCCTGCGGAATAAAGATTGGCCCCAAAGGCGCGGACATGTCGAATTACACATTCACTGTGCCTCGCAATGTCGGTGACGTATGGCTGCAGACCTTTGTCGATAACACTATAAACCAGTGCCGGAACACACCTTCCATTTATGCAGCATTGCAGAAATGCAATCCGGCTCGCGCTGACATCCTCTACAGCATGGCATTTCAGATGGGTATTAATGGGCTGGCAGGTTTCAAAAATACGCTGGTAATGATTTCGAATGGTAACTTCACGGGCGCTTCAAGCGGGATGCTTTCCAGCAAATGGGCGCAGCAGACACCAAATCGCGCCCAGCGCCACGCAGAAGTAATGCGTACCGGCACGTATGACATTTACAGGGGGCTGATATGACATTCCTGATATGGCTTCTGGTTGTCGTGGCGATCGTAATTGCGCTACTTCTTGTCCGCAAATACACCAGTGTCGAATTTGTGGGCCACGCCAAACTCCTGTTTAAAACTTGGTCTGTATGGCTGGGTGCATTATCGGCAGCTGTAACTGGGTACATGATGCAGTTTCCCAATGCTGCTCTGGATGCCTGGAACTCACTTCCGCCTGACCTGAAAAGCGTTATCCCGCCAACGTTGCTTGCTTACATCAGCCCAACACTGATGGTGCTTGCTGTTCTGGCTCAATATGTCAGGCAGGGCAAGCTAAAGCAGCAGGCCGATCAGATTAAACAGGACGCGCAGCCATGATAGCTACATTCGTCGCACAGTTCTGGAATTACATCCTCGCCGGATTAGCGTTAATCGCTGCCGGCATTGCCGCCTACGTGGGAGGTAAGAAGGTTGGAACAGTCCAGACACAGGCAAAAGCAGATGTGGCTGCTGCTGAAAAAGATAAGAGCCAGGTTGAGGCGGTAGCCAAAAAGCAGAGTGAAAACGTGGAGATCGTCAAAAATGTTCAGTCGGATAATTCCAGCATTAGCGATGACGCTGCTCGTAGCAAGCTGCAGCAGTCAAAATACAACCAGCCCTAATCAGCCCGTTGTCACAATCGATTCATCCTGCACCCTGTTTCAACCCATCATTACCCATGGCGATGATTACCAAAAGATGGACATCAGAACCGTCAGAGCAATAAACACTTACAACGATACCTGGGACCGCATCTGCGGTGATAACAAAAATGTTCAATCCCATTAAATGGCTCTTAACCAAGAGCACGCCAAACACCAAGGAAACCATCGTGAGTGACTTAACCGCAGCAGACTCCGCAACAACCTCCGCACCATCAACCGACGATGTAACCGCTCAGTCAGTAACTCCTGCGGTAGCAGTAAAGACAAGCGTCAAAGACTTCGAGGCGGCTTTTAACTTTGTTGAGCAGGGCATCGCTCAGTTAGGTGAAGCGGCTAAAGAAGAGCTTAAAGCGCTTGCCATGAAGTACCTGTAAGGCATTACAAGAGCCATCAACTTTTCCAGGTGGCTCTGATAATGCTAACAGACCTGGAGGATGTCATGGCCCAGCGAGTTATGACGACGGGCGGATACCCGACCAAACTGCCAGATGCAGGCCAGATTGCCGAAGATGTTACTGACAGCGTTAAAGGCATGAAGGTTGATGTCAGTAAGATAACCGGCATCAGTAGCCCGGTAAGCAATGTGCTTCAGGCAAAAACCGCTCAGGACATTCGTGATGCTGCCGGGATTCAGGAATCGCAGATCGCAGTTAAAGGTGATCCTGGTCCAGAAAACGTATTATCGGTAGGTGATGTGGAGACCCTCACACCAGGTGAGCCAGGTAAAGTAACCATCACAGGAGATTCGCCTGAGCAAGTTGTAAACTTCTGGTTACCTCAGGCTGAGGCAGATCAGGTATCAATTTCTGCAGGTGAAGTAAAAACACTGCCCTATGGTGAAAGTGCAGGTGCAAGCATAACAGGCGACCACCCTGACTATCTGGTTAACTTCGCTATTCCAGCCGGAAAGAATGCTGACGATGTTAGCCTGAGAGCAGGTGGCATTGAAATGCTGCCAAATGGTAGTGAACCTCAGATTAACGTTGAAGGTAGTTATCCAGACTTCTCAATCAGTATAAAAATTCCCGCACCTGCGGATGGTCTTACGCCAGAAAATCCAAGTATCTCGACCGGAACGGTTAAAACTCTTCAACCTGGCTCCAATGCTACTGCTCAGATAAGTGGGGCATACCCAAATTTCAAAGTGGATTTCGGCATTCCCGCGGGTCAGGCTGCGGAAAACAACAAGCTAACGGTAGGGACAGTCACTACGTTATCAAGCGGCAGTAAAGCGACAGTTGAGATAACCGGGCAGTCTCCAAATTACACAGTCAACTTTGGCATACCCTCAGGCGCTCCAGGTGCTAATGCAACAACCACTACCAACGCAACAGCAACGACGCCTGGGCTTATGTCAGGGGATGACAAGAAGAAACTCGATGGCCTAAGCGCAACGCCCACGCCAGTGTTTAACGTCATCGCTTCAGGTGGTCGCCCGGTAGGAACTTCATTCACTGTCGATGCCAACCGAAACGCGCGCGTAAGTTACACCATCAGCTACACACTGACTGCCACGCTTACAGTCGGTCAGACACTTCAGATTGTCGCTACCGTGGACGGCAAAGAAGTGGCCCGCATGACTGACGGCATATTGTTAGGTCTGGCGGGAAATCTGCAAAAGACAAAATCATTCAGCTTCGATGTGCCGGCGGGTAAATCGGTGCTGCTCACTAAAACCGGAACATCCAGCATTGCGGCTACAGTAGTGAGTGGTCAGGAAGTGCTGTACTGAGGTGTGCATGGGATATCTTATTAAGAATTGGGGCGTCTACATACAGACGCAAACAGGGTATTCGAGTGGGGATGGTAAGATTTTGGTAGGAAGACAACTTTCTCCGCATCCTAATATCCAACAAGGCTTCCTTTTGTATGAAAACCCTGAAGGTGCTCAGTGTGGAATCAACCTTAGCGAAGTCCTCGCATTTAGTATCGAACCTCAATTCATAGAAGAGAAATAAATGGCAATGTTAACTGTTCGGCTTTCATGCTCAGCCCCTACAAGTGACGAAATTTTCGCAGTTGCTTCTGATGTGGAAAAGGAAATGGCTGGAAAGCCCCTAAATGCTGAAACCGCATTCGCTTTTACTGAAGAAGTCAAACGAAGGGTCGCTGATATGATTCAGGTGACCGTTTTAAACCCTGTCGTAAAAGAGAAATAACATGGCAAAGCTCACCGACAAACAAGAGCAAATTGATTGGTCATCGGCGAAAGAGAGCATGAGTCTGTGGCACGAAGAGATTCATAGGAACATGACCAACGAGAAGTTCATTGAATTGTATGTTGGAAATTGGGCTCCATCAGCGCAGAAAAAAATGAACGATTAAGGAAGTGATTATGGCTAGGCCAACCAAGTACCAGAAGGCGTATGCCGAGCAGGCTCGCAAGCTGTGCATGCTTGGCTACACCGACGATCAGCTAGCTGACTTCTTCGAAGTTGCTGAGTCAACTATCCACAAGTGGAAAATTGACCATCCAGAGTTTTCAGAGTCCATAAAAAAGGGGAAAGACATTTCAGATGGCGAAGTGGCTGACAGCCTCTACCAGCGCGCCATGGGTTATGTTGCCCCAGATGTCGATATTCGCGTCATTAACGACAAAATCGTTAAGACAGAAATACAGAAGCATTATCCCCCTGACACAGCAGCAGCCATCTTCTGGCTTAAGAACCGGCAAAAGAAAACATGGCGAGACAAGATTGATCACGGCATTGAGGGAGCAAATGGCGGCCCGGTGCAGGTGGTGAATTACACGCCTGACGATTATGCCGCTGCACAAGCTCAACTGGAGGGGAAACTAGACGGATTAGACTGATATGGCGAGAGTACTTGAATGGGAAGATTTACCTTTCCCTGAGCGCGTTGCCGTAAAGTCAAAGTCCACTAAGTCTTTCCTCAACTTTACTCGCCTGTGGTTCGAACTGATTCAGGGAGACCGATTGCTTGTTAACTGGCACCACCGGCTGATGGCATCAAAGATTGATGACCTCATTGGCGGACGGCTGCAGCCTCGCAACCTGATTATCAACATCCCCCCTGGCGGGACTAAAACAGAATTCTTCTCTATCCATCTGCCGGCCTACGTTAATGCGCTGGTTCAGGAGGGCAGGTTAAACCGCTTCCGTAACCTGAATATTTCATTTGCTGACACGCTCGTTAAGCGAAACTCTCGCCGTACCCGCGACATTATCAGCAGCAAAGAGTATCAGGAGTTATGGCCGTGTTCGTTTGGCGTCAATCAGGCTGAAGAGTGGGAAATACTCGACAGTAAAGGCCGCTCTACTGGTCAGACGGTATCTCGTTCCAGTAACGGACAGATTACCGGTGGTCGTGGCGGTTACTTCGGGGATAAGTTTTCCGGTATGGTTATGCTGGACGACTACAACAAGCCCGTCGATATGCTCAGCGAGACTAAGCGAAACAGCGCTAACACCTTGCTGGTCAATACAATCCGCTCTCGCCGTGGTGACAAGTCGAAAGAACACCCAACGCCGTTTGTGAGCATCCAACAGCGACTGCATACGGATGATGCAACCGGCTTCATGTTGTCAGGTGGAATGGGAGTCAATTTCCATCATGTAGCAATCCCCGCGCTGATAACAGATAAGTACATTGAATCGCTTGCAGAGCCATGGCGTTCTTTGTGCTGGGAAACAGTAAAAGACACTGACAGCGTCGTCGTGTCTGGCGAGCGGTACTGGTCATACTGGCCGCAGATGGAAGATGTGAACGACCTGCTCGCATTGTGGGAGCGTGACCGCTACACATTCCTGTCACAGTACCAGCAAAATCCGATGGCGCTGACTGGCGGCATTATCGAAACCGACTGGTTTCAGAACTACACGCACCTGCCAAAGCTTCAGTATCGTTGTGTATACGTCGATACGAACAGCGGCAAGGTTGAGGACTGGCTTGATTACACGGTGTTCACGCTTGCTGGAATGGGCGTAGATGGAAACCTCTACATCATAGATGTCGTTCGTGGACGCTGGGACCCTGAAGACTTGCTTAAAAAGGCTGAAGAGGTTTGGGCTAAATGGTCAGCATGCGGAACGCTTCGTGTAATGCCAATGCGCCACATGGCAATCGAAGAGAAGCAGGCCGGCCAGGGCTTGATCACCACACTTAAGAAGCGACAGAACATCCCGGTTAAGGAAATTCCTCGCGGCACAGGCCAGAACAAACTCGTTCGTTGCCTGAATGTCATCCCACAGATAAAGACCGGCAAAGTTTTTGTGCCGGCTACGCACGATTCAAACGGTGCCGCAATCATTCACACCTATTACGAAGATGGTTCAGTAGCTGGCAATACCTCATGGGTGCTAACTGCAATGACCGAGTGCGCAGCGTTTTCTGCAGATGACAGCCACGACAATGATGACATTCTCGACACATGGATGGATGCAATCGACGACAACCTCATATCAGGTAACAGGCCGATGGTTATCGATCCGAACCAACTCAGGAGAATTTGATGTGGTGGTTTAAGAAAAAGAAAATCACCGCTCCTGAGCCGGTGAAAGAGCCCGAAAAGGCTCAGATGAAGATTAACCCCGAAGCAGTATCCGCAGTACACGCCAAACCCCCTCGCGAGTTCCAGCGCTACGAACCGCCCAAAGGTGTCATTCCCGATTCAATCCGGGGAGGCATCCTCGCGATGGACTCAACCGACTACGGCGCGCTGAATGATGCTTACGCGATGGGATATGGCTACGGCAACCTCGACAGCTTTCCCGGCTATCCCTACCTGGCGGCCATGGCGCAGAAGCCAGAATACCGCAAGATGGTCGGCACAATCGCGGAAGAGATGACTCGCAAGTGGATCAAGCTTAAAACCGTTGGTGATGACGACAAGTCAGGCCGGGTTAAGCAACTGGTCGATGCCATGGAGCGCTATCAGGTGCGCGAGAAGTTCCGCGAGGCTGCTGAGCATGACGGCTATTTTGGTGGCGGACAGATTTATATCGATGTGCTTTCACCGAAGAACGTATCAGCCTGGACTGATGACAACGAGCTACAAAGCAAACTGTTCATCAGCAACAAGAAGATACCCAAAGGTAGCTTGCAGGGCTTGCAGGTCATTGAGCCTGTATGGACCTATCCCGGCGTATATAACGCACAAAACCCGATGAGCCCTGATTTCTACAAGCCAACGGAGTGGTTTGTTATGGGTAAGACGGTGCATGCAAGCCGCATGGTTGATTTCGTGTCTCGTCAGGTCCCGGACCTGCTTAAGGCGTCATATAACTTCCGTGGGCTATCCCTGATTCAGATTGCAGAGCCATATGTGAATAACTGGCTTCGTACGCGTGACAGCGTGAGCGACATGATTCACTCATTCAGTATTCCGGTGATTGGCACAAATATGTCGAGCGCCCTAACCGGCGGACCTGTTGACCCGGTACTTTACAGGCTTGAGTTATTTAATCGCTGCCGTGACAACCGTGGTGCTTTCGCAAAAAACAACACGGAAGATAACCTTGAGTCGGTAGAGTTCGTCAATGCGCCTCTGTCTGGCCTTGATACGTTACAGGCGCAGTCACAGGAGCACATGTCGTCCGTTTCTGGTATCCCGCTGGTCAAGTTGCTGGGTATTACACCTAATGGTCTGAATGCTTCATCAGACGGCGAGATTCGCGTTTTCTACGACTATATCCACTCACTACAGCAGTCGATGTTCAAAGCGCCGCTGAAGCGGATTCTGGACGTTATTCAGCTCTCTGAGTTTGGTGGCATCGACCCGGATATTTTTTTCGAGTTCGAACCGCTGTATGAGATGAGCGCGAAAGAGAAGGCAGAGATTCGCCTGATTGATGCTCAGACAGATGCGGTGTACGTCACACAGGTCCAAGCACTGTCTGCCAACGACATTCGCGAGAAGATTGCTGATGACCCTGACAGCCCTTACCACTCACTGGACTTAAGCGATGACATTGAAATCGAAGAAGGTGACTTCGACGAAAACGAAGAAGCCGAGTCCGAAAGCGATCCGCCCGACAAGAGCTAACGCCGGTGTCGAAGCCTGGTATCGCCGCAAGCTTGATAGTCTCATCACCGAAATGAACGACTCGGTGGTTTACTGGCTTAAGGTGAATTACCGGGCATCCGGCGCTATGGCAATGGACGCATCGCCTGCTGTGTTTATGCGGGACGCGATGAAGAAGTTGGCTAAGCGCTGGCAGAAGCGCTTCGACGATGTGGCCGCAAAGCTTGCTCAGCGGTTTGCCGGTGATGCTATGAAAAACTCTGACGTGTCGCTCTACAATGCGCTGGAGACTGCTGGGTTCACAGTGCCATTCAAGATGACGTCAGCGATGAACAACGCATTGCAGGCGACCATCACAGAGAACGTCAACCTGATTACCAGCATTCCTGAGCAGTATCTCACGCAGGTGCAGACGCTGGTTATGCAGTCGGTAAGCCGGGGTCGTGACCTTTCTACACTAACTGATGAGCTACAGAAGCGTTACGGCATCACACGTCGTCGCGCTGCACTCATAGCGCGTGACCAGAACAACAAAGCTACCGCAGTAATGCAGACAGCCAGACAGCAGTCGCTCGGCATCACAGAGGGCATCTGGCGGCACTCTCACGCTGGCAAAGAGCCTCGACAGTCACACGTTAAGGCCGATGGCGAAAAGTTCGACCTGTCGAAAGGTCTTTATCTGGACGGCAAGTGGACTCTTCCGGGTGAAGAGATTAACTGCCGCTGCACATGGTCACCGATTATTCCCGGGCTTAATTAAACGGAAGCAAACATGACTATCGAACGGTTAGCGTTTGACCGCGCATCCGTGCGCTCATTCGATGGTAACGGCAGGCTTCAGGTCACTAAGAGCAACATCAGCAAGGCGAACGTCTGCCCCTACTACGGGCGCGAGATTCCTGATGCTGATTCACTCGGTTTAGAGCCGGATAAGATTTACCGGTTGTATCGCCACCCTGACGAACTGAAGAAAGCCGCACCAACATTCAACAACATCCCTGTTCTCTGCATCCATACCCCTGACTTTCCCGGCGACCCGCCGCGCGAATACCGCGTAGGCACAACGCACTCTGGTAGTGATTTCGATGGCACCTATCTCACCAACGGACTTTCCGTCTGGGACAGCTCAGCCATCGCGGGTATCGAGACTGAAGAACAGAAAGAACTGTCATCGTCGTATCAGTACGTCGCTGACATGACTCCCGGCGAAACACCTGATGGCGAAGCGTTTGATGGTGTCATGCGTGACATCGTCGGGAACCACGTTGCACTGGTCGAAACCGGCCGCGCAGGTAGCGACGTACTGGTCGCTGATTCACTCCCACTGGAGCTTAAATACATGAAGTTAGACCGCAAAGGCGTTGCCGCACGTGCCGCGCTGGGAGCGTATCTGAAGCCGCGCCTGGCTCAGGATGCCGCACCCAAAGACCTTACCGCCATCCTGAATGCGAACAAGTCACCTAAGGCTGTCGCTCAGGCCATCGTAGCTAAATACAAATCACGCCTCGCAGCTGACATGGATATCGAACCGGAAGAGTTGGTGGAGATTATTGAAGCCTCTGCTGAAGGTGTTGAGCCAGATGAAGAGCCGAAAGTCGCCGGCGATAACGACAACGAGTCAATCATCTCCCTGCTGCGCGAGGCTGGCGTGTCGGAAGAGATGATCGCCAAAATCTCTGCTGCTCTTTCTCCATCGGTTGCACAGGATGAAGAGAAAGACGACGACAAAAAAGACGAGAAAGACAAAGTGTCAAAAACCGCTATGGATTCCGCAATTCGTCTGGCGCAGGACAGCGCAACCAAAGCTGCTGCTGAGAACTTCCGCAAAGTGCGTGAAGCAGAGCAGGCTGTGCGCCCGCTGATTGGCGATGTAGTTGCAATGGATTCCGCTGATGACGTCTACCGCACTGCGCTTGAGCAGGCTGAGGTTGATATCACTGGCGTGCATCCATCGGCGTTCCCTTCACTGGTGCGCATGGCTATCCAGCAGAAAGAAAATTCACGTCCTGCCCCCCTGGCTCAGGATTCCGCATCAATCAGCGATTTCGAGAAGGCTTTCCCGACCGCTGGCAAACTGAAACGAGGTTACTAAGATGGCAGGCTTTCAGAATACGATTAACCAATATCCAGCTCCCGGGGTAGAGGGTGGCTTTGCAAGCACCAACCCGCACGCAACCTTTCTTGCGGGCGAAGCAGCACTGGTTGCAGGCACCAACGGCCTGACCATTGGACGGTTTGCCTGGGCGGTAAACGGTGTGGCATCCAATGCCGGCAGTGGTGCGCCATCGGGGTTCGTACATCGTGACGGTCAGGCAGTTATCACTACCTGGCTGGGCAGCGATTCAAACGTCATCCAGTCTGGCCGTGAAGTGACCTTGATGGTTGCTGGTGACTTCTGGGCACGCACCTCTACCGCAGCAACGCGTGGTCAGAAAATCTTTGCATCACTCACCACTGGTCAGGTTCAGACTGGCGCAGCAGGCGCAACCATTACCGGTTATGCCGAAACCAACTTTTTCGCCGGTAGCGCATGTGACGCGGGCGAGCTTGTCAAAATCAGCACCTGGAGCAACTAATGAACGAATTTCAGAAGCACTACGCCGCCGCAAGCGGTAAGTACGGCATTGTGCTGCCGGGTGCGAAAGAGTACCTGAAGCCTGAATTCGCTGAGAATTTCTCTCTGGCGATGGATGCGCAGCCTGCTATGGTGACTACCGGTAGCGCAGGCATCCCGGCTTACTTCACCAACTACGTTGACCCTGAGCTGATCCGTGTGCTGGTTACTCCGATGAAGGCGGCGGAAATCATCGGCGAAGTGAAAAAAGGTGACTGGACAACATTAACCGCTCAGTTCCCAATCGTGGAGTCTGCCGGTGAAACCAGTTCGTACGGCGACTACAACCACAACGGCATGACCGCCGCTAACGTCAACTGGGTACCTCGTCAGTCCTACCACTACCAGACTCACACCCGCTGGGGTGAGCGTGAGCTGGATATGTACGGCGCAGCGCGTATCGGCTATGCCGCAGAGTTAAACGTGGCGTCCGCTCTGGTGCTGAACAAGTTCCAGAACAAGTCTTACTTCTACGGCATCGCTGGCCTGCAGAACTATGGCCTGCTGAATGACCCAGCACTTCCTGCTTCAATCGCGCCTGACGCTACCGGCACTGCTGGCGGTTTGCAGTGGTCAACCAAAGATGGTCAGGCTGTTTATGACGACATCCTGAAACTTTTTGGTCGCCTTGTAGCACAGACTAAAGGCCTTCTCGATATGAGCACCTCAATGACTCTGGGGATGTCTCCGGCTATGTCTGTGAACCTGGCTAAGACGAACATGTACAACGTGAACGTCTCTGACCTGCTGAAGAAGAACTTCCCGAACCTGAAGATTGAAACGGCTATCGAGTACTCAACCCCAGCCGGTGAAATGGTCCAGTTGATCGCAGATCGCCTTGGCGAGCAGGATACCGCTTATGCAGCCTTCACAGAGAAGATGCGCGCTCACGCAGTTGTGACTGAAGAGTCAAGCTGGAAGCAGAAGAAATCAGGCGGCACCTGGGGTGCAATCATTCGTCAACCGCTGGCAATTGCCACCATGATCGGAGTGTAAGAAATGGCTGAAGTCGTAACAGTAGGTTGCAAGCTTCCTAACGGTATCGTTATGGAAGTCGATGGTCGCGAGTCTGTGCTTAACGGTGCGAACGCCTCCAGCGTCATCGGTGGTTATGGTCTTACTGAGAATGTGGATAAAGCCGCTTTCGATAAGTGGATGGAAACGCACAAAGACCAGCCTTACGTAAAAAACGAACTGGTTTTTGCTCAGGCTAAAACCAACAGCGCCGAATCGAAAGCGAAAGAAAACGCTGACGTGAAATCCGGTCTGGAAGGTCTGCCGCAGGATAATCCTGCACCTGGTGTCACCAAATCAGACGGTAAGTAATCATGGCAGTCGTTATCTTTGATATAGCCAAATTCAGGACGCGTTATCCCGAGTTTGCCTCGGTAAGTGATGACCTGCTTCAGGCTTACTTCACTGAGGCGACTGTCTATCTGAATAACACCGATAGTAGCCCGGTTACTGATATTGATCAGCGGGCTGTGTTTCTGAACATGCTGGTTGCTCACCTTGCCGCGATCAACAGTGGCGTGGGTGGTCAGGCGGCATCAGGATTGGTTGGGCGGGTAACGAGCGCATCTGAGGGTTCCGTTTCCGTGTCTGTCGATGCTGGACCCTCCAGCGCCGCCTCATGGTGGTACATGCAGACACCTTACGGAGCGCAATACTGGCAGGCGACGCTGCCATTCAGAACGATTCGTTACCTGCCCGGTGGCTCGCCTTCAATGTATCCCTATCACTACAACCGCAGAGGTTATTACCGGAGGTAGCGATGACTACATTCAGTGGTGGTGATGCGCTGCAGAAGAAGCTAGCGGAAATTGCTGAGCGTATTGGCGACCCAAAGACGCTTCGCGTTGGATTTCTGGAAGGCGCGACCTATCCCGATGGTGAGTCTGTGGCTATGGTGGCTGCTGCGAATGAGTTTGGTGATCCGGGAATGAACCGGCCACCTCGCCCGTTCTTTCGTCGTATGATTGCTGAAAAGTCACCTCAGTGGGGTGATGACCTCGGCAAGATTGCACTGGCAGTTAACTATGACGCATCAACTCTCTTTGCAATGATGGGTGAGCGAATTAAAGAACAGTTGCAGGGTTCAATTCGTGACTTCACCGACCCCGCTCTGGCTCAATCGACCATTCAGCGCAAAGGGTTCGATAAACCCCTCATCGATACGGGGCATATGCTCAACTCTGTCGATTATGACGTTAAGGATGGCGTATGAACCTTCACGGCATTGTGCGTCGCGCCATCACTACGGTTAATCCTGATGTGGCTGGCGTGATGATGGTGAGCCTCGGCACTTACACCACCGATGCCGCGGGTCATCGCGTACCGGCCTATACCTCGCAGAGCGTCACCATTCAGTTGCAGCCTCTGAGCTACACAGACCTGATGAAGATTGACGGACTAAACCTTCAGGGAGTGGTAAAAAAAGCCTATGTGAACGGTAACTTCGAAGGCGTCAACCGGACCAAGCAAAAAGGTGGAGACAAGCTCATCGTTAACGGTGAAAACTGGCTCATCACTCAACCACTTGAAGAGTGGCCTGACTGGTGCTCATTCGTCGTAACGTTACAGGTGAACCCATGACAGCGACGATAAGCATTACCCAGGATGACATGACAACCGCCTTGCGCGGTTTTTTGTTGTCCCTCGTTGATGTTGAGGTTTTTCTCGCTCAGGAAAATCTGGTTCCTATGCCGAATCAGGATTTCGTCACGATGACGCCCATGTTTATCACGGGGCTGTCTACCAACCGTGTGGCGTATCTTGATCCTGGCTCTGGCATTGGTTCGGAGATGACACAGAGAAGTGCTCAATGGCGTTGTCAGCTTGATTTTTACGGCAATACAGCGCAGGAAATGGCGTCTATCGTAGGCACCATGATTCGTTCTGAGTATTCCTCAAGCTGGTTCAGGCAAAACAATCATCCAATCACACCTCTGTTTGCTGGCGAACCTCACCAGACAACGATGATCAACGCGGAAAAGCAGTATGAAAACCGCTGGACGCTGGATTTTATGGCCCAGGTAAACGCCATCATTACAACTCCCATGCAATTCATGGAAAGCATCACCGTCGGCACCATCGCCGCAGATTTAAAATATCCTCCGGAGAATGCATAAATGGCAATCCCATTACGTAAAGACGTACAGATTAACCCTGGCGTTTTGCCTGCTGGCGGTTCAGCGCTCGACCTGAATGGCCTTATCCTGACCGACAGCGCCTATGCTCCGGTAGGGAGTGTCGTCACGTTCACCAGTAAGGATGACGTGTCGGCATATTTTGGTAGCTCTTCAAACGAATTCAGCATGGCTGAGATTTACTTTCAGGGCTATGACGGTTCAACCAAAACGCCCGGCGCGCTGCTTTTCGCCCGGTTCAACCCTGCTGCAGCGGCTGCATGGCTGCGTTCAGGTTCAATGGCAAATGTCACACTTGATCAGTTGAAGTTGCTTTCAGGCGTGCTGACGCTGACCGTTGACGGTGAAGCAGTTACATCCGGCACTATTAACCTGAGCACAGCCACAAGCTTTGCACAGGCCGCGGAACTGGTTGAAACCGGTATTGGATCAAGCGTCACTGTTGAGTTCGATACCACACAGAAGCGATTCATCATCACCTCCGCTACAGCAGGCACAGACAGCACCATTACCTATGCGACTGGTACGTTGTCTGATGGCCTGAAGCTGACGGCTGCAGATGGTGCCGTAATTTCTCAGGGCGCATCAGCAGCGGTTGTGACAACTGCAATGCAGGCGGTGCTTGATGCTTCCCAGGGCTGGGCCATCTTCACCACATCGTTTGCTCCAAGCAACGATCAGGCGCTGGCATTCTCTGCCTGGGTGAATGGTCAGAACTTCCGGTTTGGCTATGTGCCATACACGCAGGAAGCCGCAGCGCTGGTTTCTGGCTCTACGTCGACACTTGCCTACCTGATTCTCGTCACCAATGCCTATGCAAACGTGGTCACGATATACGGCAGCCAGGCACATGCCGCAGCAGTGCTCGGTTATGCAGCTTCGCTGGACTTCAGTCGCCAGGAGGGTCGGGTTCCGTTCAAGTTCCGTTCCCTGTCGGGCCTGCTGTCTACTGTGGAATCCTCAGCGGATTACGACGCTCTTATCGCCAATGGATACAATTTATATGGTGCATACACAGCAAACAATTACGACACTCGCTACTGGGCCGATGGCACCATCTCTGGTGATTTCAAATGGTTCGATTCCTTCTGCTTCCAGATTTGGCTAAATGCGAACCTGGCGCAGGATGCTATCGAACTGTTCCAGTCAAACCGCAGCATCCCTTATAACGCGCGCGGCAAAGCCATTATTGAGGCGTCATTCGCAGACACCCTGAATCAGGGCATTACATTTGGCGGCATCCGTACCGGCGTAAACCTGTCATCTTCGCAGATTTCAGAGATTCAGAACGCTGTAGGCACCGATGTGTCAGCCTCGCTGATCGCAAAAGGCTACTACCTGTATATCGCAGACGCGACGCCAGAACAGCGTCAGGCGCGCACAAGTCCGAGCATGACCCTGTGGTACTGCGATGGCGGCTGTGTGCAGAAAATCACTCTGGCAAGCATTGAGGTGCAATAATGTCCAACACTATCACAAGCGCTGATTCTATTTTCGCCCTCACTGTTACCAACCTGTTCCCCAGCGCACAAACGCTGGAGGGCTATGCCGCTGATGCGATGTTCGCCCTGGGTGATACCGAAATGGCGGTTTCTGTCCGTGGCGCTGACGGCAAGCTGTCGGCTGGCTTCGTATTCGGCGAGTATCTACAAACGATCACCATCATGCCCGACAGCCCATCGCGCGGGTTGTTTGAGACATGGCAACTGACATCGGTAACGTCCAAGGCGGTTTTCCGGTGCAACGCGACAATCATCCTCCCGGCCATTGGACGTAAGTTCACACTGACCAACGGCGTACTGCAGCGGGTTAAAGCCATCCCGGATGCGCAGCGCGTACTGCAGGCAATGACCTTCCAGATTAACTGGGAGAATGTCACCGCTGAGGCCTATCAGGCGTAAGGAATCACATGGCACGCAAAGAGCTGTATTACACGGTAGAGGGAAAGGGTCGCGACCAGGGTAAGGTTTTCTTTATCCGCGAAATGGCTGCGTCTAAGGCTGAATGGTGGGCGATCCGTGCCGGACTGGCGATGGCTAAGAACGGCGTTAACCTTCCTGATAACTTTTCAGATTTGGGTATGGCAGGCATGGCTAAAGTCGGCCTCGAAATGGTTGCGAAAATCGATCCAGAAGAAGCAAAGCCTCTACTGGACGAGCTTATGGCCTGCGTTGAGTACGTTCCCAACCCTGATGACCGGTCTGTAAAGCGACCCATTATGGAAGATGCGATAGAGGAAGTGACAACCCGCCTCAAGTTGCGCTCTGAAGTGCTGAAGCTGCACGTTGATTTTTTCACCGCCGTCGCAGGTTAGACATTCCGCCTACTATGGGGAGTGACGTGGTGGGGCTGGTGAAATATGAAAATGTTCCCAGCACCATTGCAACTGTCGTCTCCTCAAAGCTTGCGACCCTCATCGAGCTGGATACCGTATACGGCACAGAGGACTTATGGCGGCTGCTGGAAATCAACACCGTGGAAAACTACAACCAGATGGTTATTAACCGCTCTCAGGAGAATCCTTAATGCCAAGTATCATTGATTCCCTGGTAGTAACTCTGGGACTTGACTCAAGCGGTTTTAAAAAGGGCCAGGATGATGTAAAGAAAGGCCTGAAAGACACAAAAGATAACGCAGACCAGACAGCGAAGGAAATGGAGGCCGCAGGTAAAAGAGCGGCCTCTTTCTTTGGGTCAATCCGCACTGAATTGCTTGCGCTGGTTGGAGTGACGTTGTCCGCGCAGGGGATAAAGACGTTCATCACCGGCATGACGAGCAACCTGCAGCAGCTAGCAGTGAGCTCAAAATCGCTGGATATGTCGTCGAAATCACTTGATGGCTGGCAGCGCGCAGCAGAGGCGGCTGGTTCGAGTGCGCAGAAGATTACCGGCACGCTGGGCGCATTTCAGGACACGCTGACAAAAATCAGGACCGGTGGTGCGCAGGACGATCCGCTTTTTGGCGCGCTGGCAAGCTTTGGGGCGGCCACTGGTGCCAACTTCGATTATCAGAACGATAACTCAGAAGCCATCATGCGCAAGATTGCGCAGAACTGGGGCAAGCTAAACAAAGATGCGCAGCGCCGGCTTGGCAGCATGTTCGGCTTTGACAATGCCACACAGCAGGCAATGAGTAGCGGCAATTTGGTTCAGGATGCCGATCGCTTCACTAAAACGTCTCGCGCTACCGATGAGGCAACGCGCAAGGCGCAAGAGTTTAACCGCCGCCTGGCAGAGATGAAACAAAACTTCTCCGCCGCATCACAGGTGCTTTACGAGGCCCTGATTCCGTATGTTGAAAAGCTTATTCCACTTATTGAAAAGTTCGGTAACTGGATTGCTACTCATGGGCCAGAGATTCAGAAGCTTTTCTCTGACACATCAAAAGAGATAAGCACCGCGGTCGATGCGGTTGGCGGTTGGGAAAATTCCTTATCACTGTTGCTTGTCTTTGTGGCTGGAAAGTGGCTGACAGGCATGCTCGGTGCGTTTGGTGGTGTAAAAGGCGCACTGCTTGGGCTGTCACGTCTCAGCCTCATTGCAGGCCTTGTCGAGCTTCAGAAGTACGCCGAACAGCTTGAGAAAAAATATTCCTGGCTCGTAAACAATCCGGTGGCTAACACGCTTAATGGTGGCATGGGTACCGGGACAACAACCGAGTGGGGCAAGAAGTTTCATGACTGGGTATTTGACAAAACCGGCATAGAGCTTCCCAGGGGAGATGGATATAAGTCAGCACCGCGCGGCATCCGGAATAACAACCCTGGCAACCTGAACTTTGCTAACCAGGCCGGAGCCACTAAAGAAGGTGGCGAGAACGGTCGATTCGCAGTATTTGGGTCAATGCAGGAAGGCGTGGCCGCGCTGTATAAGCAGCTGCAGGTTTATTTCAGGCGTGGTGTGAATACCCTTTCAGCCATCGTCAACAAATACGCACCTGCCGGTGATAACAACAATGTCGGCGCTTATATCAGCGCGCTGTCATCGGCTACCGGCAAGGGTGCGAATGAGGCGCTTGATCCGAACGACACCGGCACGATTGCGCGCCTGATGAAGGGAATCGTTGACCATGAAAACGGGAAAGGCTACATCAGCGCATCTGACATCATGGGAGGCATTCGGTTGGGCGCTGGCGTTACATCAATGAACGGCTCCCCATCTCCTGCAGGCGCAGGACCGCAGATTCATATCGCTGAGGTCAACATGACTACGTCCGCTTCCAATGCTAACGCGCTGGGTCAGGACATCATGCGCAGCGTTCAGAGGAACCGGCTGGTAACACCATCACTGTCAGGGCAGGGTTGATATGGCATTTTCACTGAATGAAACAACGCTGCTCAGTGCGATAAACAGCGGCAATATCTTCTCCATCATTAACAGCACGCTGTCGCCCGGCTACGGAATATACCTGAAGTCGGGCGCGGCGGCCCTGAATCCCACATCTTTCCTTGGCATTGAGTATGGCGCTGATGCTTCGGTAGTGTCTGCTCCGATTGAGCAGGGCTCCTATTCATCCTTCAATAAAGTAAAGCGGCCGCCGGTCATTCGGGTACTGTTCACGCTTGAGGGATGGACGGGATTTAGCGGCAGCATTCCAAACCTGACCAACTTCAGCCTGACAAGCCGGGCTGACATGCTGGCAGCGCTGGATGAGATGGTGGCGACAGCAGGTGTTTACGATATTGAGACGCCGGACACGACCTACGAGGATTATGATCTCGTCAGGTACAACTACCGCACTTCAGATCGCGATGTCACCCTGCTGACCGTTGAGGCGATATTTCAGGCTGTCTTACAGTCGGCAGAAGTCACGCTGACCAGTACAACAGCCAACATCTCCACCACAGCCAATGCAACCAGCAAGGCCGCCAGCGCAGTCACAGAGAAAGCAAACTCTACAGCGACAAACTCCACGCTTGATGATGTGAAAGGCGCGCTTACGGGCCTTAAATCGTCTGTATCGAGCGCATCAGTTAAGGTTGCCACATCCGTCAGTAATGCGGTAAGCGGTGCCACATCAGGCGCTACAAGCGCCATTAACGGCGCGGCGACATCGGCGATAAATAATCTGTCCTCCACTATCACTGAACTGGTTGCGGGGCTGTCGTAATGCAGAACATTTCGCTAAAGCCTCTTAAGGCGCAAGAGGTGAGCGTGACACTGGGCGGACAGGCGGTAACCCTTCGCATCGTTCAGCGCTCAACGGGCCTGTTTATGGATATTGGCGTGGGCAATACCTGGATAGCACAGGGTGTGCTTTGCCTTAACTGCAACAAGATTGTCCGGTATGCATATCTGAAATTCCAGGGTGAGCTGTTCTTCGCGGACACCAAGGGCAGTGAAGACCCGGTCTACGACGAGCTCGGCACCCGGTACAAACTATTTTATGCCACTGCAGAAGAGATGGCAGCATGACCTACAAAAAGCGAACGCTGAAGTTTGAATTCACTCTAAAAGAGGGTGCATTTGACGAATCTGGCAACAACATTCTGACGATAGGCGATATTAAGGCTGAGGTTGAAATTGGGGCGTATGGCGGCATCACCGGTACTACGCTGGAGGCGAGGGTATACGGCCTCAGCATTGAGAACATGGCGCTGCTCAGTTACAAGGGTATCCAGTTAAACGGCGCAAAGCAGAACATGATGAAGGTTTGGGCCGATGACAGGCCTGTTTTCTTTGGCTCAATTACAAACTGCTTTGCCGATTTTAACCAGATGCCCGACGCGCCATTAATCATCAGTGCGTTCTCAACAGGGTTCGATCAGTCGGTGGTAGCCGCACCATTCTCACAGATTGGCGTGGTGAACGTTGCCGATATCATTACGGCGATCGCCGGAAGCATAAATTATACCGTGGTAAACAACGGCGTAACGGCGCAACTGGAAAACCCGTATTTTGAAGGCAACCCGATTAGCCAGATTCAGCAGTGCGCGCATGCCGCCGGTATCGAGATAGATTTCCGCCTGGGAGCTGTGTACATCTGGACTCAGGGTGGCAGCGTCGATGACACCATACCGCTGATATCGCCGGATCATGGGCTGATAGGTTATCCCGTTTTTAGTAACTACGGCATTAATTTCCAGTGCCAGTACAGCGACCTCATCCTGCGAGGGCGCAAGGTTCAGCTTGAAACATCCCTCCCAAACGGGAGCGGCGTTTATACCATTCAGTCTGCTATCCACCATCTGTCCTCATGGGTAGAGGGAGGGCCCTGGCTTACAATCGTCTGGGCATCTATCGGGCAGTTAACAGTGAGGCAGTAATGAATTTATTCACAAACCGCCCGCAGGACACATCGACAGAAGCAAATGCGCAACAATTCATGATGCAGCAGATGCTCATGAGCAATGCTTTTATAACTCTGGCTTTAGTATCTGAAGTTAGTGATGACGGAAATATAGTTGCTGTAAAGCCTATGATAGAGGGCTTTACCGGTTCTGGTGAAAGAATACCGAAAACTATCATTTACGGCGTCCCGGTATGGAGGCTTCAGCGTGGTGCAAGCGCTGTAATAATGACACCTGTAGTTGGTGATATTGGCCTTATCGCTATCTGCGACAGAGATATCAGTGGAGTGAAGGCTACAAAACAATCATCTCTTCCCGGGTCAAACAGAACTCATAATTACGCTGATGCTATTTACCTTGGGGGCGTGCTAAACGCAGAGCCGAGCCAGTACGTTAAATTTAACGATGACGGGATAGACATTGTATCCCCGCTGACAATAACGATGAATGCTCCTGTGGTTCAGATAAATGCAGAATCATCTCTGACATTTAATTCAGCAAGCATTGTTATGAACGGACCGGTAGACCAGGGATCTGGTAGCTATAAAGGTGACTTTAACTTTGCTGGAAACATAACAGCCACTGGAGAAGTGACAGGTAATGGCGTCAGCCTGTCCACCCACAAGCACGGTGGAATAGAGCGAGGATCAAGCCAGACAGACACCCCGTCAACCTAACCCGCTCCGGCGGGTTTTTTATTGCCCGGAGTTTCCATGCTCACCAAATCTTTCCAGCTTGTGACTGAAACGTGGGATCTCTCACTGGATGACACAGGCAATATTGCGATCACGTCGAACCCCTATGCCGTCGCTCAGGACGTAGCTTGCGCCTGCTCTACCTTCCTTGGCGAGGCTTGGTACGACACAACGCTAGGTATTCCGTATTACGAGCGAATACTCGGCAAGTGGCCCGGAACACAACTGATAAACACCAAAATGGCTACCGAGGCCAAAAAACTCCCTTACGTCCAGTCTGCCTTCTGCACAACAACAGTCAGCAATGGCGATCGCACAGCATCCGGCGTCATGACTGTTACGGACACCAACAACACACAGATTAACGTTCAATTCTGAGGTAGCCAATGGCTGAAGTTACAGTGAGCACGGCGGTACCTGCCGTAACGCTTTCCGATACCGGCGTGGCTCTACCGGACGAAATCGACATTCTGAATGGCCGGCTTACGGATATTGATACCGCGATGGGCGGCGGGATGAGCACAAGCCTGACAACGCCTCAGGGCCAAATTGCCATGAGCGACACGGCAATCATAGGCGATAAAAATGACAACCTTGCGTGGCTGGTCAATCAGATAAACCCTGACTTTGCATCCGGTCGAATGCAGGATGCCATCGGGCAGATTTACTTTATCGACCGTATTGCCGCTATCGGAACCACCGTTACGGCAACATGCACTGGCCTTCAGGGAACCGTAATTCCGGCGGGAAGCCTGGCGCTGGACAGCAATGGCTACCTTTACGCCTCTCTGTCAGCAGCAACTATCCCCGCATCGGGATCGGTAAATGTCGTTTTTCAGAATCAGGCAACTGGCCCGATAGCCTGCCCTATCGGCGCGCTGAACACGATATACCGGGCAATCATCGGCTGGTCTGGCATAGCCAACGCGACGGCGGGCGTGCTGGGAAATGAAGTGGAGAGCAGGGCTAATTTTGAGTATCGACGCAAACAATCTGTAGCCGGCAATGCTAATAACCAGCTCGGGGCAATTTATGCAAACGTGCTGGCGGTAAATGGCGTTACGGATGCCTACGTCACCCAAAACAACACCAGTGCAACGGTCACTAAGGGATCCACATCATTCCCTCTACCAGCTCATTCGCTTTACGTGTGCGTGTATGGTGGGGCGTCGGCTGATATCGCTAAAGCTATATTCCAGAAGCTACCACCTGGCCCCCCAATGGCCGGCAACACCAGTTACACCGTGGTTGACGATGTCAATTATGTTCAGCCTTATCCTGAATACGATATTACCTGGCAAACACCATCAGCTGTAAATGTATTCGTCAAAGTCGAACTTGCCAATAACAACGCTCTTCCGGGTGACATCGTAAGCAGAGTTAGAACCGCCGTCCTTAGCGCATTCAATGGCGAGGACGGCGGTACTCGGGCAAGGATTGGCTCGACAATTTATGCAGGTCGCTATTACTCAGGCGTACAGGCGATTGATCCTGAAAACGTAGACATCTTCAGCATAACGCTGAGCCGTGACGGAACGACATTCAGCACGTCATTATCTTTCGGCATCGATCAGGTGCCAACGCTTGACGCAACCAACATCTCGGTGACACTCGCATGATAAACGTCGCGGATACCATCCTGACGCAATATGCAGACAGCCCGAAATTAAAGTCCCTTATTTACTCTTTCAATCAGGCCGTAGGCATAGAAGGCTTCATCGATTCCTTTTACGACATGATCTGGAATATTGAGACGGCAGGCACATACGGCCTGGACGTATGGGGAAAAATCGTGGTGGTCAGCAGACAGCTGACGGTGACAGAGAACAAAATCTATTTCGGCTTTCAGGAGGCGTTATCTGACCCTCCTGTTGTTGATGACCCGCAACCGTTCAACCAGGCCCCTTTCTATTCGGGAGAGGTTCTCACCTCAACCGTAACACTCACAAACGACATCTACCGAAAGCTGATCATGATGAAGGCGGCGGCCAATATCTCTGACTGCACCATCCCTAATCTCAACCGGCTTTTGATGTTTATGTTCGGCGACAAAGGCCGCTGTTACGTCAGAAACGATGGCGACATGGTGATGAGCTACGTCTTCCAGTTTCCGCTTTCCGTTGCAGAGCTTGCGATCGTGCAAAGCTCCGGCGCGCTACCGGCCCCCGTGGGCGTCACAGTCAATATTGTTCAGCAGGTATGACATGAACTCAACAGACATTCCATCCCGCCTGCTAAAGGCATTCGCTGTTAACGGTGTTAAAAACACGCTCCCGGTCGATTCAACCACATCAACAGACAGTGGTGGCATCGCCACTTACGACAAGGGATTCCCGTCAATAACGATGCAGCCACTCAGCGCGGGAGGGTTGCCGCCCAATGGAAAAGATGTAAACGGCGTACTGTATTCGGCTACACAGCAGTTGCAATGGGGTAATGCGGGAATGGGCTTCCCTTTTAGCTCTGATTTCTCGACTGCCATTAGCGGATATCCGAGAGGATCACTGATCCCAAGCACTGCTCTGACAGGCCAGTGGCTGAATCTTACGGATGGGAATAGTACCTCTCCTGAGTCATCCAATGGTTCGACAACTGGATGGGTGCCGTTAAATAACTATGGCGTCACCCAACTGACAGCATCTCCATCCAGCATCATAATGAGCTCCTTGCAGGCAGCCAAAGACAGAATTCTGATCACCGGAACGCTGACGGCAAACATCAATGTCATTTTCCCTGCCTGGGTAAAATCATGGACAGTCGTCAATAACTGCACCGGCAACTTTTCTCTGACCTGCAAGACAGTCTCCGGCGTTGGCGTTCAGGCATTCCCTGGTGTTTTCACAAAGCTGTTTTGTGACGGCATGGACATGTATGACGAATCTTTTAACACCGGGTTTGATCTGACCGCATCTGTGATGCCATTTGCCGCCACAAGCACACCATCTGGATGGCTGTTGTGCAACGGTCAGACCGTAAGCCGTAACGTCTATGGACGCCTGTTCTCCCGCATCGGAACCACATTCGGGTCCGGAGACGGAAGTTCAACATTTGGCCTGCCTGACCTTCGTGGAGAGTTTATCCGTGGGTTAGATCTCAGTCGCGGAGTGGATTCAGGGCGAACGATTGGCAGCTTCCAGGACTTCGCCGTCCAGCAGCATGAGCACTGGATTAAGACTTCCACAGGAACAAGCGTCGATCCTGTAGCAACCATTCCAGACAGTGTCTTTAACTCCTCTGATCCCAACAATGACGCCGGACCCGGCAAAGGCATTGTCAGCACTTTTGCTGCAGGAACTGTGGGTTCATTTGCAAACGAAACCAGGCCGCGAAATATCGCGTTGGCTTATTTCATTAAGTTTTAAGGTGAGCCATGTCTATTTCAGATACCAAAAAAGCACAGCAATACGCATCTATCGCAGAAACGGCAGCCGCTCAGGCCAAGCTGAGCGCCGAGCAACTGGCGAATGCTCCAGACTATGCGCAACAGGCGGCCGCATCAGCAGCATCGGCATCAGCATCTGCTCAGACAGCAACAGCAGCTGAGTCTACCGTACAGGCGCTTTCTAACGCTGCAAGTCAGTCAGCATCAGACGCGGCCGTGTCGGCATCAGAAGCAGCAAGCGCAGCAGATTCGGCAATAGGCCGCACCGTAAGGGCACCATCTGGAGAGTCTTTATCTGCACTACCAGTCGCCGCCGATCGCGCGTCATCTGTTCCTGTTTTTGGAGGTGATGGCAGTCTGGTTACAAAGGCTATTGCAGAGTTTGCCATACTGGACAGCAGCGGAAAAATACCGGTTTCTGTCATACCGGCGATCGCCTTAACCGAGCCTTTTGTTGCCAGCAGCCAGGCAGCTATGCTGGCACTTGATGCGCAGGTAGGTGATATCTGTAAGCGGACAGATTTGGGTTATTCTTTTTGCCTTGCCTCAGCACCACCATCCACTCTGGCAAACTGGATTCAGCTTACAGACGATGTTCTGGCCCAGTTAGGGCAAAAGACCGGCGCTACTCAGGTTGGCGCGGCAGACGACAGCAACAATCCTACAACAGTTCAGGCTGCGCTCAACAGCAAGGTAAGCGCATCAACACTGTCTCAGACCACCGGTGCCACGCTGGTTGGATACACTACGGGCACCGTGGCGACCCAGCTTGATTCCCTAAACACGTTTAAAAACAACGTAACAGGTTCATCAGGTGTTACGTATGTAGGCGGAGCAGCTGCACAGACAAGCGTGGACACGCTCAACAATCAGAACGCATCGTTTGCCTATATCAGTGACTACGCGAGCCTGGTTACGTCTGGAGACTGGACGGCGGCCATTAACGCAGCCCTTGCGACCGGAAAGCCTGTTGTTGGAAACGGGACATATAATGTTTCTGGGATAATTAATTCTAAGGGTCAGAGAATTGTTGGCGAGTTTACCATCAACACCTCCCGGTATTCTCTTGGTAGCATCAAGGCGCGTACTGTTGATCCGGACTCCGCCAGCATCCGAATGCTGTACGTGGAGAGTGCCTATGACCTTGCTGAGCTTCTTTATATCAAGTCGCTCGGCTTTAACATGATCAACCACTACTGTACGTTTGCAAACAATGGGACAATTGATGCTGCAGGCACCGCAGAACAGATGCTGGATAATGCCTATACCGCCGGACTACAGGTGAATCTTGGAATAGATAACCCAAGAGCAAACGCTAACCTTACTGAGTTTGTCACCGCAACCACAGTAAAGGCAGCTACTTTCGGTTATTCAGTCTATGACGAGCCAGCAACAAAGGGCGTAACAGTGGCACAGCAGGATGCGAAGATCACAACTCTCAGGGGGCTGACTACCAAATCCCTGAACTTTGTTGACCTGATTGCCTCTGGTCAGCCTTTCAACCAGTTATTCAGCAAAAACTATGATATCGCCTTTGTTGACTCTTACTCTCGATATTATTCCACCGGGAGTTATGCTGACTGGCTGAAGCAGGACCTGGCGAAAATGAGGCTTGATTTCGGCACCATCAAGGCTATGACAGGGATAAGCATTGTCATCCCGGTTGTTTCTGCCTACGTTGACTCAACCAGTCAGTCCTATTACAGCCGCGATGTGGATCAGGTTGTGGCAGCGTCATCTGTATTTGGTAAGGTGTGCGAGGGTAATTTTGGGGCGTTCGTCTGGGATGGGGTTTCAGGCGGGTTTCAGGGCACCGTAAGAAACAACGTCAAGTGCCGCAATCTTGTTATCGGCTTAGCAAGCCAAAAAGTGAGGCCAAAGATCAAGTTTGAGGCATATCTCTTTGGTGGTACGCCATCAAGTACAATATGGCCAATCACATCACTTTTCAGTAAGGCATGCATACTCGACACCTCTACCGGCAATGCCAATGTTCAGGGTGGTAGTTACCCGATCCGTCTTCTGACAAACACTTCTGTGGCAGAGTCAGACAGAACCAGCACAACCACAGGTTATGATTACAGCGGAATTGCGTTCAAAGGAACATTTGCAAGTTACAATTCAGGGATAATGGTAGGAAGCCATATCAGAACCGTGATGGAGTATTTCAATCTCAGCGGAACAACGAGCGGAACATTCAGCCTGCTATCAACCAACGACAACGGATATACCATATCCTCTCCCCTTTATGCAGCAGGGTTGTCGTCAAATAACCAAGTTATCGATGCTGATGTTACGCCGGGAGATATATCGGTACCACCAGACAATGTCCTGATATTCAGGGTGGAAAACTCAGGAGCAAACACGTCTCTTAAAAGAATGTTTTTGAGAGGGATTGTCATAGTCAGTAACTGGTAAAACTGCGGCACGGATGCCGCAATTCTAATTTCTTTCAAGATGGTGCTTTGGAATTCCTAACCTAATTCCTTTCGATGCCATAATAATCAAAATAAAGCCAAAGAAAAACTCACCATGCGTGTACAGGTCATCAAATATCATAAAGACAGATAGCGCAGAAAAATAAACAGTGTATGCCGTTCTCATCCTGACAGGCGTAACAATTCTGCCAATAAAGTAGTAAGCAAATTGGGCCAATATCTGAATGATGACGCCGGGCAATCCAAACAGTCTTGCAGCAGCGGCATAGCCGGTCCCGGCATTAAGGTAAGGCACTTCAAGCGATATCTTGAACTCGGGCTCACCAAGGTATTTCGCTATGGTGTTGGGTATCAGTACAGTGCTGATGTACGAGCCGTTACAGGTTCCAATCGTGTCTGTCGGGCCGCAAAAGCTTCCATAAACGTTGTAGTCATGTAGGTTATGAATCAGGTTATAGACAGGCGTAGCCATGTAGATCCACAGCCAGTAAAGTGAAGAGCCCAGCGCCTCTCCCCCCGCATTTGCCCCGCCGACCAGGAATATGTAGTTGTTAACATAGTCACCTGACATCTGCTGCCGGATATCTCCGACAAAACCGAAACTGGCGAATAAAATAAATATCAGCAATAAAAGCCGCAAGGCTATTTTTTTCGTTATCCGATATCTAATCAGTGACGCAATTATAAATATGCAGAATGAAACCATCATCATCTGACGTGATAGCGTCAGTACGCTTATCGCAGCGGCAAATAAAAGGGTTATCGCAATGTTCCGGTTACTGGCATAAAGGGATGCAAACAGCACTGATATGATGGATGAGGAATAGAAAACCACATGCAGCACAGGAAATCCGGTGTAATCATCGCGGCCGCCTTTAAGCAGAAGAGGTATTCCATAGAGAGCAAATTCCACTATGAATCCGCATGCCGCTATCTTCAGAAAGGGTAAAAACTTCTTTGCCATCTCTCCTGAATCATCAACAAAGGGTTTGGCGCGGCGGAACATGAAAACGCAGAAAGCGCCATAGATGGAAAGCATTACAGATAAAGCCAGGATCGCATAATCATCTGGCGAACTGTAGAGATTTGAAAGAGAGTCAAGCGCAATTAGTGAACAGAACCCAAGCGCGATAAGTATGTTCGCCGGGAAAAGCAAAGCATTGAACATTACTTTGATTCGCTCTTCATGAAGACACCAAGGATGAAAATCACCACGACGCTTGCCAGCGCCACATTCATGACCATGTCAAAAATCGCGCCAGGATCATTAATCCAGCTTTCATAGTTGTAGAAAAGTTCAAGCATGATGATCTCCTTAATTTTATGACACTTATCATATAGCAGTTAATCCCTGGCAAGAAGTCGCCATTGATCAAATTCAATCCATCATATACTGTATATGCATACAGTTTTTCATGGTGATTTTATGCGATGGTCAAACCTTGAAGCGTCCAGATATGGTGATAAGTTACTGTTCTGCCTGATAAACGGCGGGGTTATACGCGTTGATTGGGTTCAGCAAGTTGACTGGAGGATGGGCTGTTTGATGGTCAGGTCAGAAGATACCGGTAGATTGCTTGTCCCGGGGTTTGATGGATATTTACTCGGACCTGCGACCAAGCCGTCTATGTCCCATGATGAACATCAAACAGATAAACAGTGATCGCGGGGGCTCTACATGCCACGTTACGGCGACATACGGGTTTCATTTCATGAGGCAATGAGGCGCAGCGCGAGGTACGGCGTCACGGTGTCCACATCTGACTTCGTTGCTGAGCTTGCAAAGCGCAACTGGGAGATGAGCCACCAGAGCGCTAACGAGTGGATAGCGCAGCATGTGATGACATTTCGTGACGTATCACCTGAAGAGGGCCACAACAAGCTCTGGCAGCGTTTCTACCACTACGGGGAGTATTGATATGGGATTTCCATCACCGGCGGCAGACTTCGTTGAGAGCCGCATAGATTTGAACAAGCTGATGATTCAACGGCCATCGTCAACCATCAGGATTGAGACGCCGAGAGGCTTTGCGCTGGTAGACAGCTCAATTACGCCGGTAGCGCGCAACAAGGTCGCCTGGCAGGTTGACGGCTACCCGATGATTGGGAAGTACTTCAAAGCCGGGATTGTGACGGAAGAGGGTGAGACGATTGACGGGGAATCACTGGAAGGCGTCGTGATGCTCGGTGTGGTGACGCACGAAATCCTTTCCGTATATGAGGCTGACTGGATGCCGGTTTGA